GCGTCAGAGGTGGATAAGAGACAGCCGCTTGACAGGCCCCCCACCACCCAGGTACCCTGGGACCAACCACCAAGAAAGGAACCCCCAACCATGGACACCATGCGCATGCAGACTACCAGCGCCGCGGCCAGGCCGCCGATCCGTGCGACCTCCTCCGCCGCCGGCATCGACCTCAGCCTCCCCACAGACGTCACCATCCACAGCCAGACGATCGCAGTCGTGGAACTCCCCTACAAGGTGGCCATCCCGCACGGGTACGTCGGCATCCTCGCCCTCCGAAGCAGCCTCGGCGCCCGCGGAATCACCATCCCCAACAGCATCGGCATCATCGACTCCGACTACCGAGGCAACCTCAAACTCACCCTCTCCCTCCTCTGCGACAGCAGGCCGGTCCTCCTCCGCGCCGGCGAACGAGTCGCCCAGCTGGTGATAGTGCCCGCCGTGTTCCCCACGCCGGCCGCATCCGACGTCAACGCGACCGAGACCGCCCGCGGCGCCGGCGGCCTCGGCAGCACCGGAGCCACGGCCCTGCCCGCCGACGAGGAGACCGTCAACCACCCGAGCTACTACGCCGCCTACAGCCCCGAGGTCATCACCATCACCGAGCGGCTCAACTTCTGCGAGGGCAACGTCGTCAAGTACCTCGCCCGCGCGGGCAAGAAGCCCGGCGCCCCCGCACAGGTAGACCTCGACAAGGCCCACTGGTACATGCGCCGCATCGCATACGACAAGGACGGCACCTTCAACAGCGGCGCCCTTGCCGCCGGCACTGGAAACATCCTCGGCACCATCGCCGCCCTCACCCCCGCAGCGAGCGGCCCCTGGCAGGACATCTTCGACGCCGTCATCAACCTCGCCAACGAGATCGAAGGCGACGCATGACACGCAGCCGCCAGTCCGCGAAGACCGCCGGCGCCCGATTCGAACGGCAGATCGCCGACCACCTCAACAGCCGCCTCCCCGGCCGCATCGACAAACAGCCCCGCACCGGCGCCAAAGACAAGGGTGACATCGCGGGCGTCACCACAGCCGACGGCCGCCCCATCGCCATCGAATGCAAAAACGTCACCCGCACCCAGCTCGCCAACTGGATACACGAAGCCCACACCGAAGCCGACAACCTAGGAGCCGCCGCCGGCATCATCGTCCACAAACGCCACGGGCGCTCAGCCCCCGACTGCCAATGGGTCACCATGACCGTCGCAGACCTCACAGCAATCCTCGCCAACCAGGAAAGAACCACACCATGACCGCGTCCATCACCGTCACCGGCAACCTCGTCGCCGCCCCCGAGACCAAGCACCTGCCCTCAGGGAAGCCCGTCACCGAGATGCGCGTCGCCGCCACCCGCCGCCGCAACAACCAGGGCGTCTGGGAGGACGACGGCGCCCCCCTCTTCATATCAGCCTCCATGTTCGGAGACCGAGAGACCTGGATCGCCGCCACCCTCGAGAAGGGCGACACCGTCACCGTCACCGGCGACCTCGTCCGCCGCACCTACACGCGCCAGGACGGCACCGAAGGCGAAGCCCTCGAGGTCAGGTTCCCCCGCCTCCTCGGCTACATCCGCAAAGGCGACAAGCGGAACAGCGCCGCCGCCACCCCGACCGCCGGCGGCCAGAACCTCGGCTTCCCGGCACCATTCTGAGACCTAACCCGGTTTGACGGAGGACGCCCCCAGCACTTAGACTGGGGGCGTCCCCAACAGAGAAAGGAACCCCCCAATGAACCACCACGACAACACCGCCGCCTGGGCCGCCATCATCATCGCCGGCATCGTCCACACCCTGGTAGCCGCAGCTGCCACCCACGCCCTCGCCACCGGCCACGCCAGCGCCGTCGCCGCCGCCGTCATCGGCGCCCCCAGCATCATCGCCCTCACCGCGGCCGCCCTCTGCAAAGCAGCCGCACGACCCATGCCTGCGCCCCGCCACTGACCGACCCGCACCCGCCGAAAGGAACCCCAGTGATCACCGTCGCCACAACACCCAACTGCCAGCAGTGCCGCGCCACCATCAAGCGGCTCACCAACGCCGGCCACCCGCCCCGCACCACCAACTATCAGGAGGACAAGACCGCGCAGGCCATCGCCATCCGCAACAAGTGGACCGCCGCCCCCGTCGTCTACTGCACCGACAATGACGGCACTGAAGTCCACGCCTGGCACGGGTACAATCCTCACGCGATCGACCTGGCCATCCAGGCCGGCTACACCGACTGAAGGCAGGAACAGTGAGCCCTCTCGACGAGGCGATTATCTCCAACGACCAGCTGCCCGAGCAGCAACGCGAATCCAACGTGAAGCTCGGCGCCCGGTTCGGCGTGTCCGAGGCCGCCGTCCGTCGTCACCGGCGCGCCATCCGCCGCCGCAACAACCAGGCAGACACACAGACGGACGCGTTCTTCGGAGTCCCCACCCAGGCCATCACAAGCCGCGGGAAGACCGTCCGCCTCGAAGACGGATCCTACGAGAAGATCACCTACATCCCCGGCGCCGCCGAACGAGAGGAGGCGAAGAGGCTCTCCTACCAGGACCTCGCCCCCATCCTCGAGCAGCAGCCCACCAAACCCACCTGGGCGCCCTCCCGGCCGGCCACCCTCGCCGTCGTCCTCTCCGACCTCCAGATCGGCAAGACCGGCAGCCGGGGCGGCACACCCGACACGCTCCGCCGACTCGACAGCATCATCCGCCAGATCGCCGACCACTGCGCCCGCCACCGCTACCAGGAGATACTCCTCATCGACGCCGGCGACATCTGCGAGGGATTCGACAACGCGGTCAGCCAGTCGCAGACCAACGACCTCGACCTCACCACCCAGATCCGCACGGCCCAAGCCGTCATGGCCAAAACCCTCAGAGCGCTCGCCGCCCACGCCCCCGACATCACCTACATCGCAGTCCCCTCCAACCACTGCCAGCTCCGCAAAGGGATCGGTCGCGGACAGCGGGTCGGGAAACCCAGCAACGACTGGGGGCTCCTCATACAAGACAACATCCGCGCGGCAGTCGAAGGCCGCCCCGGATACGAGCACGTCAAGTTCGTGGCCCCCAACGAATGGGAAGAGTCTCTCACCATCACCACCGCGGACTGCACGCGCATGGGCGTCACCCACGGGCACGTCTGCGGCAGCAAAGCCCGAGTCGCCGACTGGTTCCGCAACCAAGCATTCGGCCACGTCGCCGGTCTCCACAAGGCCACCATCCTCCTGCACGGACACTGGCACAACTTCGGCATCACCACACTCGGCAACAACCACCAGATCATCAGCGCCCCCACCTGCGACCCCGGCTCCGACTGGTTCCGCAACCAAGCCGGCGCCAGCAGCCAGCCGTGCGCCCTCACCTTCGAGCTCGCCTCCGACACCAGCAGCGCCTGGACACTCTGGTCCGAGCTCCCGGACTACCCCCCGGCCGCTTGACAGGCCCCCCACCACCCAGGTACCCGGGTGGTGGGGGGCCTGTCAAGCGG